AGACAACCAAACAGACAGCACCGATTAAGGCAAAAACAAGAAAGGAGGACTCAAAGGTGAAACAGGAAATCAAAACTACCGAAACCATGGTTCCGCAGGATTACAGGCCGGAAGCGGAGGAAGTCGCTAAATTCATGGAACAGCTTGACCAGGGCGGCAAGGAAAAGTTTCTGGAATTTATCAGGGGCGCTAAGTTCGCGCTGAATCTGATGAATCAGAAGCCGATTGTGCGGGGGTGATTATATTGACGGATGATTATATTCAAGTCGGAGTAACCGCCCTCCGCGATCCGGCTACCGGGGAATATCTGCCGGCTGTCCCGCTTTACATCAAAGCGGACGAAAGCGCGGTTGAAGCGCAGGAGAACTTGCACAACGCCCTCGGAAAGCTGGTTGCCAGGCAGATGAAACAATATCTGGAAGGGTGCGAAGAAGCGGGGGTGAAGGTATGAACTATCCGAAAGTTATAGCTGTGGATTTTGACGGCTGCTTGTGCGTCAATAAGTGGCCGGAAATCGGCGATCCAAATTGGAACGCAATCCATACGTTGTTAGATCACAAATCCGACGGCGGGAAGGTCATATTGTGGACCTGTCGTGAAGGGCAGATGTTAGAAGATGCGATTATGTGGTGTTTAAACCATGGATTAAAGTTCGATGCCGTCAACGACAATCTGCCGGAGAATAAAGAGTATTTCGGAAACAACTGCCGTAAGGTGTGGGCTAACGAGTATTGGGATGATAAAGCGGTTCCGGTTGCGGCGTATGATTGTCCGATTGCGGGGCGGATTATCGAAATAAAGGAGAAACCGGAACCAGAGAGAAAATCTTTTCTACAGAAAATTAAGGAGTGGTTACGAGAATGAGCGAAGAACGCAAAGCCAAATTTATGATGTTGCCAGCACCGCCGGGAACCTGCCCGAAATGCGCGGTAAAACACGATCCGTTGATGCCGCACAACAAAGATAGCTTATTTTACCAGTATGCCTTTTATGCTGAAAACAACAGGTGGCCGACATGGGCGGATGCCATGGCACACTGTCCGCAGGAAATCAAGGACGCGTGGATTGAAGCTCTGGAAAAAAGAGGAATTGCTATAGATGGCGGGCAGAAAGAAGAAAGAGCCTAACGCAGAGCTGCTAAAAACGGTGGCGGAAGCAAAAGCGGCAGGGATGTCATACGGGCAGTATCAGGCAAAGAGGTTTATTGAAGAAGAAATGGCGCGAAAAGAAGAACTAAAGCAGAAAAAACAGGCGGAACATATCGAGACAGCTTGCCGCGAAGCCGGACTTGGCGGGCATGTTATGAACTTTGGAAAAAATCACTTCAAGGCAAGCACGGAAGCCCAAAAAATAATGATGGAACAATTCGCGTCCGGCAAGGTTGTTCCGGCAAAAACCAGTTTCATGTACTGCGACGAGCTTGATATGTGCTTTTTCTACTCCGCGAGCGGAAAAGCTTGTTGCAGCTACTCCGGGATAACAAAAGCCGGTTCGGACGACATTGAACACAATATCGTCCAGGCATTCAAAAGCGCAAAAGCCGTACTGGACAGGATGCAGGAATTGTACATCAAAGATAGACCGTGAAGGGAGCCGACACCATGACAAAGCAATATCATATCGAAACACCAGAGCAGCTAAAGGAGATAAACGCCTTTGCAAAGAGCGGAAGCGCCGCACAGATGGCGGCGGTATGGAGTGCAAAACTTCGGAAGGACGGTGTATCGCCGTGGGACAAGGCGATATTTGCCGTATTTACAACAGAAAACGGAAGAAAAGCCTTTATCGGCAGGAAAGTCGGGGCAGGCATGACGATAAATACAGAACTGAAATACAATCCCGCGTTGAAATACTGCGAGGAACACTTAAAGAAAACCGAGTAACGGTTTTCTCCGGGAATGTGAGCGTAAAAGGCGAACGCGACGACAGGCAGTGTCATGACGAAAACCTCCGCACTGCTTTAGATAATGCCGGTTCAAGTCCGGCCATTCCCTTTATTCTGCGGGTACGGCGTGCTGTAGTGGGCGTTATAGCATGTATATAGCATCGTTATAGCGCTTCCGGTGCGCGAGACGTATGGGTTTTAGGATCGTACTGAACGAAGCCCCACAAGCGACACGGTGTAATTGCGGTTGCGGCAGGCACAAAATCAATCAAGAGGTCGTTCTCTCTGCCTGGCAGCCCGGAAAGACGGGCAATTTTAGGCGAAAGGGGGTATTTTCGCCCTTTTACGGGCTATATCGCGCAAAACATGAATGAAAACATGGAAGAAATAAAGGTTGTTCCACCTTTTCCGGGATCGTGTCCGATTTGCGCGACTGTACACAGACCGGAAGAACCTCACGACAGGGACAGCTTATACTATCAGAACTACTTCCGCAGAAAACATAAGCGCTTTCCAACATGGGCTGATGCAATGAGCCATTGCACGGAAGCCATGAAGGAAGACTTCAAGAAACGGCTTGCGCTGCGCGGAATAGTTTTGAAGGAAGGGAACGAGGAAGGATTATGACAGAGTTAGCCAATACCACGAAAAATGAAGTGGCATTGCTGGACAGTTTGGCGATCCAGGCGAAAACCTGCGTACTCGGTGCGCGGATGAACCTTTTGCAGCTTGGACGCGTACTGACAGAAGCAAAGCCGCTTGTGCCGCATGGCGAGTGGGAAGCGTGGGTGAAGGAAAACGCCGAAATGAGCGTGAGAGCCGCGCAGGGATTTATGCAGGCATATGCCACGTTCGGATTGAACCCCGATATCGCGAAGCTCGGCACTACAAAAACCATGAAGCTTTTGCCGCTTTCTGACGGCGAACGCGAAGAACTCTTTGCCAACAACGATGTGGAATCCATGTCTACCAGACAGCTTGATGAAGCGATCCGGCAGCAGAGGGAGAAAATCGCGCAGGAAGCACAGGCGGCGATAGCGGACGCGAAAGAAGCCGCGCAAAAAGAGATCGACCGGGAGAAACGGGCGAGGATTGCGGCAGAGCAGAGGGCGGAAGCGGCGGAAAGCCGGCAGCCGGAGCTGCCGCCGGAATATGCGGAACGCTTAGAATCGGCAGAAGCCAGGGCAAGAACGGTTCAAAGCATGGCAGATCAGTTTTCTGAACGGGTAAAGCGGTCAGAAGCGGCATTGAGCGAAGCGAAAAGGCAGAATGAAGCACTCCGGCAGGAGATTGCGGAGCGCGACGAACTGATAGAGGAACAGCAGGAGGACTATAACCGCGCACAGGCGGAACTTCTGAACATGAAATCCTCTATTGCGAAGGGCGACGCGGAACGCGTGCCGTTGGATTCCCTTACACCGGATGCTTTTGCAAGAGCCGTCCGGGCATTTATCGGAACTTGTGCCAGAATGCCGCACATGACAGCGGCCTTTTGCACTATGGGGGACGATGAACGGCAGGAATATGACGAACTGTTGCGGACCGTTGAAAGCTGGGCGAAAGACAGCCGCAGGGCACTTGACACGGTGACTGTGGAAGGGATGGTGATTGAGCATGACTGAAAAGAAAACGGCAATTCCGTCGTATTTACCGGACGGCAGCGTGGAAGCACTGGAACCGGCAGAGGGGACGGGCGCAGGGATCATTGTAGAACCGGAAATGATAGGACAGATCATAACGGAACTCATGCGTCCTGTCATGCAGACCATCGGAAAGATGCTCGAAAACAACACGGCCGCGCTTGAACAGCTTTCCGCCGCACAGTCTGTTCAGAACGACCGCCTGGAAGCGCTTGAAAAACAAATCAGGCTTCAAACGCCGGTCACGAGCAAGCAGGTGACGTTTCTTAACGACGCGATCCGGCAGCGGGCGCGTGTCCTTCTGGACAAGAAGGGCATAGAGGACAAGAAAGCCGTCACGAAGCTTGGAAACGCGATCAGGAAAGCGGTGCTTGCCCGTTATGGCATCGGAAATGTCCGTGAAATTCCGAAGCATGAATACAGCGTTGCAATGTCGCAGGTTGAAATGTGGAATGATGTTCTGATTGTTCGGGATGTCGCAAAAGAAGCCAGAGAAAGGGTAGAGCAGGAGGCAGATCATGAAAATCAGTGAAGTATTACTTCCTTGCCCATTCTGTGGAGGAAAGCCGCAGATTATCATTGCACCGACAAACGAAGCGAACGGGATTCCGTGTTATGGCATCGCCTGCAAAGAGTGCCACGTCATGATAGGCACGAACCAGGCGGGCGTGACGGACTTTTATAGAACGCCGGTTGAAGCGGTCAATGTCTGGAATAGAAGAACGGATATTCCAATAAAAATCACAGTGAAGGAATAGATCCATGAAGATAATATGTCCTGAGTGCGGGCGGGTAGACAGGTACTTTTTGAGAGTTCGCACAGCTAAAAGCCTTATCTTTGACGAAAACAAGGAGCCGGACGGAGAAACGGAAGAAATTATTACATATCAATCAAACACGCCGCGCTGTCATTGCGGGAAAAAGGTAAAGATCATGGAGGAAGATAATGCAAATTAAAGACTACCAAGGGCTTGCCATGCGGACAAGCCCGGAAGGGCACGATAGGCAGCTTAACGGGTGCATGGGGCTTATCGGTGAGACAGGAGAGATTGTTGATATCGTGAAGAAATGGAAGTTTCAGAGCGGGGATCATGCGGAGCTGCCGAAGGACAAGTTGATTGATGAATGCGGTGACGTGCTTTGGTACTGCGCGGAACTGGCAACCGGAATGAATGACTTCATGGCCGCACTGTTTCTGGAAAAGAACTTCTTCTTTGAAGATATGCGGGAGATCAACGAGGAAACACCGCTTGAAATCACGGTTACACGCCTTGCCACGATGGCTACAAGACCTGCCATGTATCTATTTGACGGCATACCCGCCGAAGGAAGGGAGATCGGCAGACATTTTTTGGAAGCGTCGGCAAAAGCAGAGATTGTAGGCATCATGTCAACGATCCGCGATATTCTGGAAATTCATTGCGGCGTAACGCTTGAAGACGCTATGGGACACAATATAGAGAAACTTCGCAGGAGGTATCCTGACGGTTTTGACCCGGAAAGGAGCCTGCACCGGAGCGAATAACGGAAAGGCCACACCACTATGAATGTCAATTTTATTAAGCAATTCCGGTTGTTAATGGAATACTCAAAACGAAATAAGTTAAGTAGCTACGAGAGAATGTTCTACATAGCATTATTCTACTGCGTGAATCAGTATGCAATGGCAAGCGAGAACCAGGACTGGCCCGAGACATATTTCCCAGTAAGTAATTCTGAGATTAACAGCTGGACAGGCTTTGACGAAAGAGCGATTCGCAATTTGAGAAACAGTCTCAAACAGCGCGGATTGATTGGCTTTAAAAAAGGTGATGGCAAGAAGCGCGACCCGTCATACCGCTTTTTTTATCTCAAACAGATCGGGTGCAAAATTGTACCCGATAGCAGAACGACCGCAGGCAAAAACGCATACGGTATCCACATCGGGAGCAAAATCGCACCCGATAAAGCGTCTATCGACCACAAATCTGCACCCGATAGTGTAGGTGATAGTGTAGGTGATGGTGTACCCGATAGCGTCGTTATCGACTGCGAATCTGCACCCGATTCTGGCTTTCTTTCTTATAGTGAAAAAAATAAAAAAGAAAAAGAAAAGAAAAATATAAATGGAGAGGGAGAACATCTAATCTTATCTAATCCTATCGGGCTTCCAGACGAAGATACGATGCGATCAGATGGAGATATGATATCGACCACTATCAATCAGACAATCATAGAAGATTATGAAAAGCGGATAAAGAGGAATATCGGTTATGATGATCTGCTCATAACAAACCCGTACGACATTCGCATGATCGACAACATGGTTGACCTGATTGTAGAGCAGCTTCTTTCCAGGTCTGACGAAATAGTTGTATCCGGCAACAGATATCCGGCAGAGATTGTAAAACGCAGGCTTTTGAAACTGGAATACAGCCACATCGAGTATGCGCTGCATTGCCTTAAAAACAACACAACAAAGGTTGGGAATATCAAAAAATACCTCATGGCTACGCTGTTTAATGCACCGGCGACTATTGACGGATATTACACCGCAGAAGTGAACCACGATATGTATGGCGCGCCGGAATAGAAGGAAGGGAACGAAATGTTGGTATATTGCGGAGTTGAAGACTGCGAACACTGCGAGGATGGTATGTGTGAAAATGTATGGCCAATAGGGACCCATGCAATCAGCATAGATGAAAACTATATGGGGATACCGTTCTGCACAGACTTTAAGCAGAGGGAAGAACAGGAGGAAGTATCACAATGTTAAGTCTTGTTTTTATCGGCAATCTGACCGCAAATCCGGAGACCCGTTTTGTAGATACGGCAAACGGACAACAGACGGTATGCAATTTTACCGTTGCGGTAAATCGGGTAGTAAGAGGACAGAAAGCGACAGAATATTACAGGGTATCATGCTGGAATAAACAGGCAGACAACGCGGCAAAGTATCTGCACAAGGGAAGCAAAGTTTGCATAACGGCAAGTACCATATCAGCCAGAGCATACACGGACCGGAACGGCGAAGCGAGAGCAAGTCTTGAAGTTCCGGCGGACGGGATCGAATATCTTTCCAGCAAATCGGACGACCAGCAGGAACAGACACAGCAGGCCGCGCCGCCGCCCGCACCGGTGGACACTGACGGCTTTATGAACATTCCTCCAGGCATTGACGAGGAATTGCCGTTTTGCTGATGGAGGTATGCCGATGGTGGATGTACAGAGGATCGAGCAGAGAAAGGCACGGAAGCGATACGAATGCCAGCTATGCGGAAAAGCCATATTGCCGGGGTGCGAGTATATCCATGAGACATACAAGCACGATGAAGGGTTCAGAACATTACGGCGACATATTCACTGTGACGCAATGCTTGACGCATATAATTCCGAATACAATTTCGACGAATATTATGACGAATGCGAAGTGTCGGAAACGCTGTGGAGCGAACTGTGTAAGCAGATATGTGACGAGGAACAGCAGGACGAGTGTAGCATTGACGACCTTTACGCCTGCGAGTTATGCCAGAGAAAGCTATTGCCGCCGTCGATCCTTGGCACGGCGAAGCAAAGCGTGATAGATAACGACGAAACACTATGAAGAAAGGAGCAAACACCATGAAAGTAACAACCGACATGCCACGAATCTTGCGCTTTATTTACCGCCAGGAGCCGGGCGATCCGCATTACGGGTCCTGTCTTTGGGCGATATTTGACCTTGATCCGGGCAGGGGATTGCTCAACATACAGAGCGATTGCGGAAATTACGCGTACCGCTGGCCGGAACGCGGCATAGACTTTCTGAAGCTGCTTGCCGGTAATATGACAGACAGTTATCTGTTAGGTAAGTTATGCGGAAAACCGAAGGAGTTCAATGTAGAAGCGACCATTGCAACAGTGAGGGAATATCTGAAAGATGCAGAGTATAACGAGGATGAAAAGAAAAACAGGCTATTCATCGACAGGGCCGTGAAACGTCTGGAAAGTGAGTTTTCCGAATATGACCTGTCGGACGAACCAGGCATAGCGGAATTCATTCTGGACAACTGGAATTCCGACAACAACATGGGAATAGATTGCGCGTGGGAATTGGTCAAGAAAGAATACGGGGCATGGCAGAAACGCATAGTTGCCATTTTCAAGGAGCATATCGCACCGGAAATCCGGCTTGCGATCAGTGAGTACGGCGAGGTACCGGAATGAGGATGGAGGGCGACAGGCGATGGAAGGAAGCAGAAAACAGAAAGGCTTTTTACGAAAACCTGATACGGGCCGTAGAAGAATCCGACATGCCATTGCCTGACAGGCACGACGCGGTGACGGCACTGAAAATCCTTGCAAAACCGCACACCGGCAGCAGGAGCGCTGAAGAGTGGATCAGGCGAATGACCATGATTGAGCGCGGGAAGAGGATAAGGGTAAACAATATGCTGCCCTGCCCGTTCTGCGGGTGCGGGATGGAGCTTGAAGAAACCCTTATGATAGACTACCGGACAATCCGGTACGATCCTGTACCGATCAGGAAACACAAACGGGGATGCCAGCTTGAATTTACGGGCGGGGCATTCATAGGGCAGCCGGAAACCATAAAGGCAGCCGTGGAAAAATGGAACAGGAGGGTGTGAATATTGGATATATATACAAAAGACGGCCAGATTATCATGTGTCTGCCAGACAATGCCGTGTGCAAAGCAGCGGGGAAATCTCCGCACGACATTGATAAATGCCCGTTAGGATTTGACAAGTACGACGAGTGTATGTGCATACCGGAAGTATGCAACGAGTATGAGGAACCTGAAACAAACAGGAGAAAGGATTAACGCTATCCCGGTGAAACCGGGTTGCGGCCAGGTGCTAACAAGCCGCGTAAAATTATGAGTTTTGCTATTAGGGATAAAACCCACGAGGATAGAGCTTGAGTAATTGCCACGCTCACGGATAACGTAGTGTGGTGCGTTGAAAGTATGTTGGATGTCAGCAGGGGTAAGCAGCTTTATTGCCGGATACCTCGCGAAAGATATTGACGAATGGATTTACATTGACGTTGAAGACCAGCACCCTGACAGTATGAGGTTTATTGGTGATTGTGAACGGGTGATTGGAAAATCGGTTACGATCCTTAAAAGCCCATATCGGAACGTTGAAAATGCTATAAGGGCAGCGCGGGTAATCAAGCTACAAGGCGGGTTTGCTCCATGCACGGCTTGGCTAAAGAAGCGGGTACGCAAGGAATGGGAAGCACAGCACGCCGACACACATTTGGCGTATGTATGGGGAATGGATAGAACGGAGATAAAAAGAGCAGAACGGTTACAAGAAGGAATGCCGCAGTTTTCACACGAATTTCCACTGATCGACCAGAACATTTCCAAAGAGGCTGCACACTATATACTTAGTGAACTCGGAATAAAAAGGCCAGCCATGTACGATCTCGGATATAACAATAATAATTGTATCGGGTGCGTAAAGGGCGGCATGGGGTACTGGAATAAAATCAGGAAAGATTTCCCCGATGTATTTCAGTCGAGGGCGGCACTTGAAAGAGAAATCGGACATAGCATTTTAAAGGAATGCTATTTAGACGAACTGGAAGAAGGCAGGGGGAAGCAAAATGCCGGAGTAGTGCCGGAGTGTGATATCTTTTGCATGCTGCGGGAAATGGATTGAAAAGAAAGGATAGCCGACATCATGAAAATACAAGAATTTAACGATGTAGGAATAAAAAACCTAAACGACCTGACAAAAGAAGAACTGATTTATTGTATCAAGGGCGCACTTGAACGCGATTGGTCAGCTAAATTCTGGTTCGAAAGACGCTTGATTGAAGTGGCTGATAAAAGGCGGCGGAAAAAGATAGACGAAGACGAAGCAAAAGGGAAAGCATATATAGATGCCGTTAAGGAATACGAAAAGCTACTTGAGCCTTATAAGGGAATGAAAATAGGGGAACTGCCGCCGGAAGTAGTACAAAAAGGCGTGGAATTGGAGAGGGAAGCGAAGAAAGCATGGGAAGCATACTCTGCAACGTTTGAACAGGGGCATGCGTGATGAATAAACAGCCAACACCGAGGATATTGCTTGCAGCGATCCGGGCGAATTGCCTTGAATGCAGCGGCGGCAGCAGAAAGCAGGTGCGGAATTGCGAGATAAAGAACTGCAAGCTGTGGCCGTACCGGATGGGCGAGGATAAGGCAAAGAAACCGAAAGTAGGAGCCGAGAAGTACAAGCAGATAACCGTGTTCGATTTGATGGAGGAACTATATGACAAAGACTGAATTTGCCGCTTATCTTACAGAGCGTGGATATCCGGCAGAGAATGAAAACGGAGTCGTGATGATCCGCAAAGATAAGCCGCTCACAAAGGCGGATTTGAAAGCAGTACGCGACATGATGCACGAAGCGGGATACAACGCGAGTTATGGGCACTCAACAAATGAAAGGCAAGGCTAAAATTATCTGCCGTTACTGTGGCGGGAAGTTGGTTATTGAATATTTCGGTAGTTACGGCGCGGTATATCCGCTAAAACGAAACGGAGAAGAAGGAAAACGAAGGATAAAGAGGATATTGTACGAAGAGAGCGGGAGTGATTACCTGATATATTGTCAAGCCTGCGGCAGGCAGCTGGATGCTACAGAGACAGAAGAGAGGGAAATAGGATGAATGATACAACAAAAACATATTCGGATGGACTGAGGGAAGCATGGGATGTTGCTTACAGAATATCCATGATGAGCAACGAGCAGAAGTATAAAGTGTTTGGTGTTTCGCCACGGGATAATATTTTTGAGGTGTTCAGCGCAGATCATGTTATTGAAACTCTTGGGATAGCAGACGCAGCGCGCAATGACCATATTACAAAAAAGAAGCTGGAAGATTTTATGTATCACCATGGAATCTGCCATCCTGATTTAGACGAAAACGTCCCTGGTAGCCTTGTGCTGGATATTGTCAACGATATCATCAAAGAGCTACTGAGAGCAGGGACGCTGAAAGATTTTTTGGATCAGATATAAAATGATTATTGGATTACACGACAGCGATAATACGGGCTTTCCGAATTATGCGCTTATGAAGATATCCGCCTGGCATAAGGCAAGAGGGGACTCAGTGGAGTGGTTTATGCCGCTCATGCGCTACGACAAAGTATATAGTTCGAAGGTTTTTACATTCACGCCAGAAGATCCATATTTGCCGGAGAATACCATACGCGGAGGAACGGGATACGGAATATATGACACACTGCCAGACGAGATAGATGCGATGTACCCGGACTACAGCATCTATCCTGATTGTGACTATGCTATAGGTTTTTTAACGCGCGGGTGTATCAGAAAATGCCCGTGGTGCATTGTTCCGAGGAAGGAGGGGGGGGGTAAAACCTTATCTTACATGGCGGGAGATCAAACGCAAGGACAGCAGGGATATAGTTTTCATGGACAACAATGTGCTTGCCTGCCAGCACGGGATAGATCAAATGCGGGATATGGTCGGGGAGAATGTGCGCGTAGACTTCAATCAGGGATTAGACGCTCGGTTGATTACGCCGGATATCGCAGAAATATTGGGTGGGCTTAAATGGATAAAGTATATCCGAACGGCCTGCGACACCGACGGTATGCTTGATGTGGTTTTGGAAAAGGCGAAGCTGCTTTCGAGACACGGCGTAAAACCATGGCGGTTATTTGTGTACGTCCTCGTGAAAGACATCCCGTCTGCGGAAAGACGCGTAATTGCTTTGCGCGACGCAGGAATGAACCCGTTCGCGCAGCCATACAGAGATTTTGAAAATAATCTCGACCCAACACCGGAAGCAAAGTATTTCGCGCGCTGGGTGAACAACAAAGCTGTTTTCAAGAGCGCAAAGGCTTTTGAAGAATATAACACAAAAATCAGAGGACACAACAAAGAGAGGATTAAGAAATGAATTTATCAGTCAACACGGCACTTGGAGAATTTACGTTCAAACTGTCACAGACGAGCGTCATTTACCTGCTTGGGCTGGCGCAGCAATTAGAGGATGAAGGAGATGAAAAGATACCGGATTATGCAAAATCAAAAGTTGCTGTTGACGCGGCGGCGCTGGAACACGTAGACGGAAAAGACCTCGGAGAGAGAATCGCAGGACTGCTTAAGCAGCTTGGGATTACCCAAAGAGAGCTTGCGGATCGTATCGGAATAACAGAAGTCTCAATGTCGCGGTATATCCGGGGTGACCGGACGCCGAAAGGGCCGGTCGTTGCAAATATGGCGACGGCCCTTAATACCACAACAGACTATCTTCTTGGGATCGGGGAGAGCAACGAGGAAAAGCAGGAGGAATTATCGCTCCCGGAGGACGAAGCGGAGACACGGGGTTTTGGAGAAGTTTTAGAAGAATTTGAGCAGAAACAGAAACGGGCATGGAACGAAACAGGGGGAGCGGTATACAAACCGGCGGACGGAAAGTATAAAGGGTTTCTGTTTATCAAGTGCGAACATTGCGGAGAGACGCGCGGCTTCTGCGCAAAGCAGCCTATTGATGAATACCGCTGTGATGAGTGCGGCGGCAAAACAAAACTGAAAGACCTGCGCCGGATGTTTCTTGACTGTGAGTGCGGATCACACTACAAGTATTACACCAACGAGACAGCAGAGGTTGTGACAAATAACTGCATCAACTGCGGGTCGCCGGTCGATATGATGCTCAATTCCCGGAGAACAGCCTATGTTTCTATCGGGGGGGGTGCTGCGAGAAAAAGAAACGCCGATAAGCGGATTTCTACACAGAAATTCAGATGGTAGGAGGGCCGCATGAACAGTTCATATGCAGGCGATTATTTCTATTATTCGCCGGAAATGGCAGCGAAGACAAGAAGAATAGAAGCCGTGACAAACCCTGTCTTTGCTCAGGGAAGCATGGCGGGTGTGGCGTGCTTAAGGAATTTCGGAAATTTCGGAGGGTTGGCACATGGCCAGAAAGAGAAACGAGAACTGCCGGAGGGCAAAATATCCAAAGGAGCGATACGATAATTTTGAAATGCCGCCGGACGACATGGACGTTGATATTCAGAACTTTTCCTCGAAGTTATCAAGCGTGAGGAAAGAGACAACCTGCGTTTATTGCGGGGCAAAGATCAGGACAGGCGACTATGCTCTTGCCGAACGCGGATTTTTGGACGGACAGCCGTTTTACGTGCATGATTGCCTGGATTGTGTGGAAGAAGCCATGGACATGCAGGATGGGAAGCTGGACGCGGACGACATGATGGATAAATGGTCAGAGAGAGCAAGGAAAAGCGGATTTATAAAGTAGCACAGAAAAGCGCAAGCGCTCGCGCTTTTGGGAGGATAACGACATGGGAACTGATAGCGTGACTGCCGAGGGCAGCGGGCCGGTAAAAATCAGGAACAAGGACATACCGCTACTGGCGGATATTTTCACGATCATGCAGGATATCCGGCAGATCGAGGAACGGCGGGAGTGGCAAAAGGGAAGGATGTTCAATATCACTCAGCATTTAACAGGGATGCCGGGTGGCGGTGGAATGCCGAAAGGGCTTGACGAAGCTTTTGCCCTCCTGTCAGAGATTGACGACGAACACAAACGGCGGTGTAAGAGTTACGTGCGACAGCTCCGTAAGGCACAGAAGATTCTGAACGGGATCGAGAGCCACACCATGCGCGTATTTGTCGTGATGAAGTACGTCATGGACGCGCCGGATGTCGAGATTAGGAAAGAATTGAACATGACGAAGCACGGATTTTACCGGGCGAGGGAATGCGTGGAAAACGCACCTTGCATGGCAGCCGTAAAGTGGCAGGAACGCTACATTCTCGTAAAGGATGATGAGTGATGGCACAGTCACAGAAATACGCAGAACGGATTGGCTGGGGCATTACGGCATATTGGAAATGTAAATTGAGCGGTCAACCGTGCGCAAGAGAATCATGGAGCAATAGAAAACCGATGTGTAAGGGGTGTTTTGTGGAAAAACGACGCAGAAAGGAGACTAATGCGGTACATAAGAAAAGATGAATTGCAGGACGACAAGATTATTGCATCAATTCAAGCAGCAGCCAGAGAATATGAGAATGGAGAAATTATCGAAGCAAGGGATCGAATGTTAGAAATTATAGCGGCGATAGATGAATGGTCGGATTTGCAAAAATAAAGTTTTGAAAAAAGCGGTTGAAACGGAAACGCAAATGTGATAATGTGTTATTGTCGCAAGAACTCTAAGGAGCG